GCAACTGCCGCACCATCTGGACGTAGATATAAACCAATTACTAAAAACGAATAATTTTTAACAGGAGGTATATAAATGAATACAACTTCATTTTCACTTGTATATGACTCCTTCCTTTCAAAAATTACAGACGATATGTATTTAGAGTTAACAGAACTCGATACATTTAGAATGTTAGAACAATTATTACTTTCAGCTATTGAGAAATTTGAATTTCCTCGAATTGATATTTGGGATTATGAGTTATTTGAAATTTCAGATGAAACAACTTATAATGGAGCAGAAAGTAATCATGAATAGGTTCCAGCAATTATTTATAGTGGGGGATGTTTTAACAATCCGTTAACCCATGAAGAAATAAATATTTTAGCTGTTTATATGATTGTAGAGTGGTTAAATCAGCAGCTTGCGAGTGTTGAGAATACTCGAATGAAATACAGTGGCTCTGATTTTAAATTTACTTCTCAAGCTAACCATATGCAGAAACTTCTTCAATTAAAGAAGGACTATGAAAGAGAAGGTTTTCATCTTCAGCGCCTATATAAGAGGAGAGCTCCTGATAAAAATGGTATTATGAAATCTACTTTTGGATTGTTAAGAGCACCAGTAAATTATACTGTGGATGATTTCATTGATCCACGGAGAGAGTGAGGCGCAGTATGATTTTAAAATATAATGTAGATATAGAAGAACAAACAATCCATAATAGATTACAAAATCTTATTAATCAGATTTATAAACTCTTACCAAGTCGAGAAGAAGGCGCTAACTGGGAAAAGCCATTACAAACGATATTAGAAGAATTAGCGGGAATGCAAAGATTAATGAATTGCGGCTATTCTGAAATTTTCTTCCCGTTATTAAATAAATTAGAAGGACTTTATTCATTAGTTGAAGATGATGATTTTCTTTGTTACAGAAGAACAATCTTTGAATGTTTAGGGCTAATGAATGATTTACAAAGGTTAATATGTCCTTAGAATTATTAAATAAAAGATTGCAATATCAGGGCGGCAATCAAGAACAAAGATTTATTAATGATAAGCTACGAGGCTTAAAAAGAGCCCTGTTATATTCATATCAAGCCGCAACTGCAACATTATCAGATGGAAAAGAATTTAGATGTTTGATTAATCCAGATAAAAATAAACCTGCTTATGATAATAAAATTCTTTCTATTCCATATAAAGATATTTGTTTAAATACTCCAAGAGTAGGAAAAACATCTGAAGGAGAAATTGATATTGATATTAAACCTGGTGATGTTTTTACTTGGAAGGAAACAAATACACATTGGTTAGTATATTTAGAGTATATTGAAGAAGATGCTTATTTTAGGTCAGAGATTCGAAGATGCGATCAAGAGGTAAAAATAGAAGATAATTCATATTGGGTTTACATTCGCGGGCCTGTTGAAACATCTATTGAATGGAATCAAAAAGCAGGTATTGAATGGAATACTTTAAATTATTCATTAGTTATGTACATCACAGCTGATGAAACAACAAATAATTATTTTGAAAGATTTAAAACTATTAAGGTTTTAGATCCAAGATATAATAAAGAAAAAACTTGGCAAGTTGTAGGCGTAGACCCATATTATGGAGATGGAATTATTCAAGTATTTTTAGATGAATATTTTGAAAATTCAATCGCTGATGCGGTCGCCGCTGAAAATTCCGCTGAGACTGGAGAAGAAAATCCTGTAGATGAGACCGCCGCCTATATTAATGGACCGACGGAGGTACAACAATACAGTAAAGCCTATTATGAAATTCATAATGCTGAAGAAGGTCATTGGTATTTAAAATGGAAAGATGAAGAACAGGATTTAAAGAGTTCTTTAAAAATTATTCCGTTGAACATTTCTATTGGTGAGTTGGGAACATTTACTTTAATATATAGGATTTAGGGGCAAAATGATATTACACTTGATGTAAAAATTGTTGCTCTGTAAAGAGATAAAAGGAGCAGATAGAACATATGAGAAAAGATTTAGCTTTAAAACCAGTTGATTTTACTTCATCATTTCTATCTTGTGAAAAAGACTTAGAAACAATTTTACGAAGATTATTTGTGGAAAGTCAACCTTATAGTAATGATTTAAAAAGATTACTGGTAATTAATACCAAAGACTGTTTAGATAATAAAACAAGTGAAGTATATCAAAACGCGATTAAAGATATGAGTCTTGCTAAACTTCGAGAAAACGGTTATATTAAATTTGAACCAAAAATTAAGATGCCTGAGCATGAGGAAGTAAAAAGTTATTTAGCTTTTGCTTTTGATAATTTTAAACCTAATGATAAAAACCCACAATTTAGAGATTGCAATGTTTATATTGACGTGCTTTGTCACACAGATTGTTGGGATCTTGGAGATTTTAGAGTTCGTCCGCTAAAGATTTGTGGATATATTGATGGTATTCTTAATAATGCTCGTCTTTCTGGGATTGGAACGTTTCAATTTGCAGGGTGTAATGAGTTGGTTCTCGATGAAACTTTATCTGGTTATACATTAACATTTAGCGCCATTCATGGTACTGATGATGTATTACCAAGTGCTCATGGATGGACAGATAAACCATGATGGATGAATTACTATTATTATCAGGGAATGATATTCCATTCCCTGAAGCAAGATTGACAATTCATCAACCGCGTTTAAGAGAAATTGCTTATATCACTGAACAACGTTTTTGGCCTGGGTGTGAATTATTAAAATTTAATAAAGAATCTTTGCCAGACGAGGACAAAATTGATTTATCTAATATGTCAAATTTTAATATAATAATGACGATGATACAAGAAAAGTCATTAGAGTCTCAACAGGCTCGATTAAATGTAATGTCTATTCTTGCATTAACGTTTCCAACAAGTGAAATCTTGTTGAGTAAAAAGGCAATACAATTACGAAATCATTAGACTGGTGAAGTGAGTGAAATCAATGATGAGAACTTTGAAGCTTTTAAACAAATCTTGATTAGTATGTTTTGTCTTACGGATAAAGAGAATAAAGAGTATAATCCAAGTGGTGATTTGGCTCGAAAGATTGCTAATAAAATTAAGAAAGGCCGCGAAACAAAGGCGAAGCTGGCGCCGGAAACAAAAATTGCCATTCTCAGCCGCTATATTTCTATTTTGGCGGTTGGGCAACAAAAAGATATAAATATGTTGATGAATTATACTGTTTATCAATTAATGGATGAATTTAACCGATATGAACTGAAATTACACTATGACTCTTGGGAAAGATATAAAATTGCAGGGGCCACAGGGATGCAAGATCCCGAAGATTGGTTAAAAGACATTCATGAAGAAAAATAATTAAAACAATAAAACAATATTTTGTGTAAAATATAAGGAGGAAACTCAAATGAAATTTGGTGTAAGATAGATTGCTAACGTAGTGTTTAAAGCAAAAAATACACAAAAGATTGGTCCTTATACATTCCAGAAAGGACAGCCTGTGTTCTATATGGACACTGCGAAGACCTCTACATTAGAGGGTGCGGCTACCACAGTATATGCAACTGGTGGTCGTGGTAATACTCGTTTGATTGCTTGGGAAGGTGAGAAAACTCTTACATTTACTGTTGAGGATGCATTACTTTCTCCAATTAGTTTTGCAATGTTATCTGGTGCTGGTTTGTTTAAACCAAAGGCCGAGTCAACAGATCGTGTTCACTTCCACCAGACTACTAATGCTATTATTTCTGCTACAACTATTGATAAAGATGGAAAAGTTACTGCTGCTGAAATTGATTTGACAGATGCACTTGAGCCAACAGAAGAAATTTGTTCAACCGCACCGATTTATGTTATGATTCTTGATGATTATGGCGATATTACTGGTGATATTGTTAATGGTTGGACTGTCGCAAAAGTAGATAGTTTAGATAAAAAACTAACCCTTACTGGTACAGATCTTAAAGTTGGACCAGCAATGGTTGATTATTACGTTATCAAGAAGGGTAATACCGTTTCTGAATTACAGATCGATATGCAGCATTTTGCTGGATATTACTACGTTGAAGCAGATACTCTATTTAGACGTCAGTCTGATGGTAAAGACTTACCTGCTAATATTACATTCCCGAACGTTAAGATTCAGTCTAACTTTACATTCTCAATGGCGGCTACTGGTGATCCTAGTACGTTCACATTTACAATGGACGCATTCCCTGGATACACTTACTTTGATAGAACTAAGAAAGTGCTTTGTGCAATTCAGGTTGTTGATGATTCTACTGAAGATTCTGAAACTGCTAAGACAATCTTCCCGCACCCAACAGGATTTAATATTGATGAATCTATTAAAGATTCTGTTGATGGAACATATACTGGAACAGGCACTGTAACAGACACTGAAACAGACGATAAACCGAAACCGAAGGGTTGATAAATAATTAATATATAAAGGGAGAGCTATAAATAAAATAGCCCTCCCTCTTTTTTGATTTAAGGAGAAAAATTATGCCAGTAGATATGACAATTACTACTGATACTATTGAAACTGATCCTTCTACTCTTGATGCGGTTGATAAAGCATTATTTGAGAATATTGATAAACCTGTCTCTGATGAAATAAAAGGTAATATGATTACTCTTAGAGCAGCAGCCGCACATTATATTTCTGTTGTTGAAGATTTAAATAAAAAAGTTTCAGAATTTGAAAGTTTGTTACGTCATCAACAGGGATTAAGACGAGCAAATAAAACTAACTTTGGTAATATGGATGAATATATTCGAGGTAAAGATCAAGTTAGAGCATTTTTAAATAGTGATATTCCAAAAAGATTATATGAAGAAAGTATGAATTTTCAACAAATACTTAATAATTTCTTAGGACAAAAGGTTACTATGGTATTTGTTTTTGAAAATGCAGAAGGAGAGCCTGAATTATATGAAATTACATCAGAAGATGTTTTAAAATATGACTATTCAAGTTCTAATAAATTAGTTGCTCGTTATCGCGGCGATGCGGATGCCTTGAATCATGCAATGAAACGTTTACAATTAACCGCGGATTGGAATTTCAATTTACCTAATTTAAAAGCTACTTATGCTGAAACTTTATATAGATATAGATGTAGTAGACAAGTAAATAAGAGAATTGTTTTATGGCAAAATCCATATAATGAGTGGCACGCTATGAAAGTGTCTGCTGAAGGTGATATTAATGAGGCTTATGCTTCTATTGTTATTTTAAATAGAAAAGAGCCAAGTTTTAATAGTAATATGGAAATTAATATTGAACAATTTTTAAATGAAGTTGCTCAAGTTGATAATATTTCTGGATTGTTACAAGGTGACGTTACTAATGGTAATATAGAATATGGTATTAAGTCTGCTGGAGCATCTACTTTAAGTTTAAAGCAGATTATAAAAATCGCTTATCAAATTGTTAATGATGAAAATTTTAGTCAAGAAAAATTAGAAAAGATTAAGGCTGAATTTGCGGCAAAAGGTCGCACAAGAAATAAAGAACAGAAAAGTATTGAAAAATCTGTTATTGAAGCAGTTACTAAAATTATGGATACTAATCGTTAAGACTTGACAAACTAAAATTTTTGTTGTATAATATAAGTGATAAAAAAGAGTTAAAAGGAGAATTTTTATGAAAGTATCTTATGCTAATATGAAGTTAAAGGTTAATACAGAAGTTAAAACCTTTGATTTTGGCGGGCAGAAGGTTGAGGTACTTCAATATCTTCCCGCACAGGATAAATATGATCTGTTAATGGTAACATTACAGAAGTCTTTGGAAAATGGTGCTTATAATGAATTTAAACTAAATTTATACTTTGAGTTAAATTTAGTATATATGTATACAAATATTTCATTTACTGAAAAACAAAGAGAAGATGAGTTTAAGTTATATGATACATTAAAGAGTAATGGTTTTTATGAGCGATTTTTCCAAGTAATCAATGAAGATGAATATAATGAACTTTTCACCCAGCTTAATGCTATTAAGGATGCAAGTTCTGCAAATAGAATGAGTGTTGGTGCGGTAATTAGTCAATTAATTGAAGACTTACCTGCTAATGCGGAAACTGCGGCGAAGATTGTTGAAAGTTTTGATCCTAAGCAATTTAAAGCAGTAATTGATTTCGCTAGATATGCAAATGGCGGAAGGGATATTAGAACAAATTCAGAGATTAAATAAAAAATAGGTGAATACTTAATATTAAGTATTCACCTATTTTTTTTTATTTTTTATTAAATAATTCTATTTTCTTCAGATTTAGGATTCTATTTCTTTTATTTTATGAGATAAAAGCCTTTACATTTTCAATATTTACTTCTGAGTTAAATGGTTGCTTTAAATGACTTAAAAATCAGTAACGGCAACGAATGAGTTGTCCGAAACTTCCAAACCGTATAGGTTTCAATTTTCCGTCACCTCTGCTTATTCTTCCGTCATTTTCTCGCCCGTTATACAACACGAATGTCGATATTTGCACCAGAACCAATACCACACACTCTCAGATAACTATAAGATGATGTAAGAAGCGCTGTTGTTAAACCTGTTATGGCTATTGTCATATCTGTATCAGAGGTTGCTGTACTTGTTATAGTTATTTTTCCATGCGTATTTGTACCAGTCAAATAACCGCCTACAGTGAAAGTCTTACTTGCGTTGTAGAAAACGTAAGCATTATCGTCCCACGGGTTTGATTTGTGTATAAACTGTGCCCCCGTGATGCGGAATGTCACGGTGCCATTATTTGCGAACTCTGACAACTTAATGTATTCAATGGTTGTGTATCCAGATTTAGTTCTATTGCCACCATCGCCTGTAGATATTCTCTGATTATCAGTGTAACCGAAGTAATTTATCAAATTGCCAAGTACACCACTTGCTGTGACAGTTATATCCCCAGTAACTTCAGCAATGGTTATAGTAGAGCCGCTAACGGCTGACGCTGTTATATCCACGCCGTTCATTGTAACCGTAATCATTCCAACAATATACGGCGCAGTCGCAGAAATGGTGGCAGTATAGGAAGATCCTTCCGTTATGGCTGTACTCTGGTTGTCAGTTGTGACGTTAGAAAGGTTATTTGTGACCGCATACATAGTTGCGGCTCCATATTCTAATGTCCTGTCATAGCCAGCGCCATAATGGATGGCATGAACAACTTCTTCATCAAGGTCAATACACACCACACAAAAAGCCGTGTCCTCCGCAGAATTTGCGGTTTTGTTGTATGTCGTTGCCTCTCCAAAAACAATGCCGTAATAGCTTGGAGTGGTGCCGTATTCATTGTTCCTGTTAAACGACATGTTCGGCACAGCCATTCTGTAAGCATCGTATTCTGTTCCGCTTGTCGTATAGTGCAGTTTATCTACTTTGTAGCAATGCGCATGTCCGTGAAACTGACAGATGAATTTGGCTGAGTTGTGCCCTTTGAAATTATATGAATGCCCAGACGTTACAGTAATGGACGAGCCTGTCACATACGCTTGCACGATATTGGACATTATCAAGATGTTTCCCCAATCAAGAGGATGATGAGATACTACGATAATGCCCCAATCGCTCCCCAGATTTCCCGCACTCAAAAGCGTTTCAGCAAACCATATCTTTTGTGCATCACTGACAGCTTCGGCTGTGCCACTTGTTGCCGCCGTAATATCTGCGGTGTTAAGACAAATCACTCTTATTTTCTTGCTTGCAAAATCTCGGTAACAATATCCTGCTGTATTTGAGCCGTATGTTGCACCTTGACAGTAAGCACCGATAAGAGGGAATAACTCTTCCTCGGATAAATAGTCATTATTCTGAGAGTAAGAGTATGTCAGTGGATCATGATTCCCCGTTGTTCTTAATTGTGGAAGCCCCTTAAATGCTTCATCAATATCCTGATTGATAATGCCAATATGTTCCAATCCTTCTTCTATGGTTGTGGTCGCAGAGCCTGTAGTGTAATCGCCTAAATACATCGCACAGTCCAGATTGAGAGCATACGCCAAAGCTTTCATTGCCATTCCTGCGTGAAGATTTCCGTTAGTGACATTCTCGTTGTTCCATTGATGGGCATCTGAGGCGGCAATAAACGTAAATGTATTTGCGTTGTCTTGTATAGCCTTAACTTGATTAACTATATTCAGTACTGAATCTTTAACATATGTAGGAATCTCTGAGTGCTGAATGTAATCGTCTGAGGGAAGGCTCTGAATGGCGCTTGCCATTTGCAGAGGAGTATACGTATCCGAAGAACCATTCTTCTCACGTATAGCATCTGCTATGGCTGTCAATGTCTCTGTCTGTATAAGTCTGTTAGCCATTAGTAAGCCTCACTTTCTGCGTTTGGTATGGTTTCTGCACTCCATGCTCCAGTAGAATCTACTCGCAAAAACTTTCCTTCATCCGATGCGGTAACCGAAGGTAATTTATCTGCATAATATTTAACTGCTTGTTTAAGCCTCTGAGCCGTGATGAGCCTGTCTGACGTTGCCGTGCCTGCTTTCATATCCGCTTCGCTCAAGGCCGAATATGTCGTGTTTACGTTGAATAAACAAACCCAATTTGCTCCATCATAATAGAATGGATACTCTGTGCTTGCTTTAAGGTATCCTGCCGATGAAAGATTCCCGAGTGTGCCGTTGTTGATGTACCTGATAGGCTTCGCACCAGTGCCGTTCACGTTCATCGTGAGGTTCGCCACCGCACCGCTGTTCGTTGCCGTGAAGGTGACGATTATGATCGTGCCTGCCTTCAAGTTATCAGCCGTGAAGTCGGCGCATTCTACCACCTTAGCCACTGTTCCTGCGGCTGTAGAACAAGTGCCGTAGAATACGCCTCCTGTATTTCCACGAAGAAACTTGGACTTGATTTTCCCCCAGAAATAGGACAGACCTGTCTGATCTAAGAAGTTGCTCATGCGGCACCTCCTTATGAAACTACGATGGTGTCGATGTCACTGTTAGAAATAGATGTGATCGTGAATATTTCACCCAGAGCATCCCACGCTGTTCCATCCCACGCATAGTTCATGCCGCTGGATTCTACGTTATAAACATCGCCAGTAGTATTTCCAGAGGCGGGAAGGACGGATACAGTAGCCACAGAACCTTTGTATTTGTACATGTTCGTAATGTCTGTCTTTAGTGCGTAAGTTGATGCCGCCCCAAATGCGGCCAGTTTGTTTTTTTCTGCCGTGGTATAATCGTTTGTTGATAATCCCTTGCCTGTAACTTTATCGACCTTTCCATCAAGATCGGTTATTGTTGCAAATTTCGTTTTAATTTTCTGCCATAAGTAAAGTAGACCATCATTGTCTAAATATTTTGCCATATTTTTTTTCCTCCTTATTGAAGCAATGCTTCTATCTCTGAATTAGTTAGTTTTGACATGTTCAACTGTGGAAACGTCTTGTCTCCTATTAACGTTACGCCCTCAATAGACGGCAGATTCTATAGGCGTTCATAATCTGCTGCATCTTCAATAGATATTTCAGCAACTCCATTAGTTACAACACTATTTCCATTAACAGTCACATCTGTTAAATATCTACTCAAATCAATCTTAGCACTACCAAACATTTCCCAAGCGCTATTTACATAAACCCATTCTGTAAATAGGTCAGGACTTGCACCATCTTCAGTAGGTACTAAATAAAATGTTTTATCATTTGGATTTATTATAGTAGGCATCCTAGTTTCAACATCATACTCAGTAATACTACAAATATGTATTTCCATATTTGTACCAGGTTCACCGGGGTCTCCCTTATCTCCTTTATCTCCTTTTAAACCTTGCGGTCCTTGCTTACCTTCTGGGCCAATCTCACCTTGAATACCCCGAGGCCCACGTTCGCCCGTATCTCCTTTTTCTCCTACCGCGCCAGTATCACCTTTTTCTCCTTTAACTAAACCGAAATTGAAAATTGGATTTTCTATGGTTCCTTCTTTTATTACATATGGATTTTCATTTGGATTTAAATTTTCTACTTTACCAATTGTGATATTTGGGGTTGAACCTGTTTTGCCACGAATCGAAGGAGTTGTGTAAAAAGTATCGTCAGTAAAAGTAATTGTTAATGTATAATCATTATTAAAGGATACTTCTTTAATACCAAGTCCATCTTCACCTAATGCTTTAACTTCAGTGTTTATCCAATTTTTAGTTTGAATATCATAAGCGTACCAATAATTATTAACAATTTTTGGATATTTTAAAAATGTATCTTTAGCCTATTCGGTTGCGGTAGATATTTCATCCACTTTCTACTCTAATGAAGAGATTAATTGGTCAATAACATTTTGTTCAACCTATGTTGGTTCTTTACTTTCAGCTTTTGGTCTTTTTTGAATAGGGATATTTATTGTGTATCTTGTCTATCCATCACTAGTTGTTTGATGTAAAAATATCCATATATAAATATCTTCACCAGATATTAAATATTCATCTGGAATTATAATTTCATTATTATTTCCTAAAAAAATATTTGAGGAAGCTTTAGGATTATTACTATTTGAAATATGAAATTCAAAAGGCTATGAAAGATTAAGTCCTTTGATTAAAACTTTCTGTCCATAATCATATTGGAATAATTTTCTTGTAATACACTATCTTCCTCCATTTGAAAAATCCGCAGTAATTATATTAATACCTTTCATAATTTTTCCCCTTTATAAAAGATTAAAATCTACCAGAGTTTCCAAACCCGCCTTTCCCACGATTTGTGTCAGATAGTTCGTTTACTTCATTAAAATTCATTGAATAAAAAGGAAGTAAAATCATTTGAGCAATTCTTTCACCTGATTCAATATGTTGTATCTAATCAGTATCGTTATGAATAGCAACAATGTATTCCCCTCGATAGTCTGAATCACAAACACCGACACAATTTGCGGGGCGAAGGCCACGCTTAGTAGCGATACCAGATCTTGGGAAAATAGCTGCAAAAGTACCTTGTGGTAATTCAAAAGAAAGACCAGTTCCAATTTTTACTGTAGTATGCGGTTGGATTTCAATATTATAATTAGTCGCTGCATATAAGTCATATCCAGCCGCATATTCGCTTCCTCTTGTGGGAAGTTTTGCAAGATCATTAAGTTTCTTTACATTAATGTTTTCTATCATTATTCTACCTCATAACTCACATTAACAATTGAATCAGGTTCCTTAATATCATTAAACAACTTTGTTAAAGTGAGTTTCCAATATTCATCAATTACTTCACCTTTTGATTTACGCTCTTTATGCTCGCTGGTGTATTTACCAAGAACATAAGAGCCATCCTGTTTAGCTTCTTCAATCGCTTTTGTAGCTTCACTTTCAGTATCAACGCGATAGGTTTCTGTTGTACTAACTAAGTATTTTGACATTTTTTAATCTCCTTATATACATTTAATAGTTAATTTATTTTCATTGTATTTGGCGATTTCTTTCTCTTGAATTTGTTTTATAATTCCCTTTGCAAAATGTTCAGCACCAGAAAGATCAACTTGATAAACATCATATGTGCGAGATAATTCAAATACAGTATCTGGAATATCATTTATTTTAGTATGAACAATTTCAAGTTTATTCCCATCTTCATAAACATAAAAGGTTTGATAAATATCAAAAGGATGAATAATACCAATAATTTTTTTCATGTTATATCCTCCTTTTGTTAACACTGGATTACCCAGTCATCACAATTAAATAAATAATAAGCAAATGCTTCTCCATCAATTTCAAGCCAAATTTCCCAGGCATTATTCATTACATTGGAGTCTTTTTCGATAGAAAGAATTTTTCCCCTATTTTTAAGCAAATCAATAAGTTCTGTTACTGCAATTTTAGGAGGATTCAAATTCTGATTTTCATATAAATGAAATACAGTAAAATCATATCTTTCTCTACAAAGTAACATAGCATATCCATCAATTTGCCAATTAAACCATTCTTCTAATTCAGGTTCAATAGCTTTTAATTTAGATTTACTAAGTTTGCCTTGTTTTAAGATCATTTGCTTATTAAAATCATATAATGTTCCTAATGAAACATTATGTGTATCATTTTTATTCATTAGAAATCTCCTTTAATTATATTATATTAAAATTTTTATTAAAAATCAACTCCACGATATAATATTCGTTGATTTCTACTTCCTCTTAATTCAAGCGTAATATCTCTTTCTGCTTGAATAAAAGGCCCGTCAATTAATACATCTATATTTGTTAAGATGCAGTTAATTTCTGGATCATTAAGTTTTTGTAAATGTTCGATAGTATCACCTGTCCATATATATATTTTAATATTAGGAAATGTATTACGCACATGAGCGACTGTCTCATTTACTAATGATTTATTTTCTAAGCAAAGGGGCTCTCCTCCAAGAATAGAAAAATTCCGTTGTATTCCATTTGCTGTTATTGCATCATCAATTATTTTTAGGAAGTCTGGGGGTAATTCCTTACCCCCATTAAAATCCCATGTTTGTGGATTATGACATCCTTTACAATGCCAAGGACATCCTTGTACCCAAAAAGATACACAAAAACCTTTTTCACAGTCAACTACATCATTATATTTAATATCAGCTATTCTAGTCATTTACATATCTCCATTTTAATTTTTCATGGGTTATATTTTTTAGTCTACATGTAATACCCTTTCTGCGATCTCTTCTGTTCTTCCTTGATTCCAAAAATTAGTTCCAATATATCCGCAAGTTCTTCTAGCAACATTCATTTTATGTTGATCTGTATTTCCACAATTTGGACATTCCCAATACAAATTACCTGGAGTTCCCTTAATTTGCATTTCACCATCATAACCACAAACTTGGCAATAATCAGATTTACTATTTAATTCAGCATACATAATATTTTCATATATAAATTGAATAATTTGAATAACGGCAGGAATATTTTGTTTCATGTCTGGTATTTCTACATAACTAATAGCTCCTCCTGGACTAAGTTTTTGGAACTCTGATTCAAATTTTAATTTACTAAAAGCATCAATAGGTTCTCGTACACATACATGATAACTATTAGTAATATAATCATGATCTGTTACATTTTTAATCTTCCCAAATCTTTTTTGTAGACATTTTGCAAATTTATAAGTAGTGCTTTCTAATGGTGTCCCATAAACAGAATAATCTATATCTTCAGCTTTTTTCCATTCCGCGCAAGCGTCATTTAAAGCTTGCATAACTTTTAAAGCAAAAGGCTTACCTTCTTTATCAGTGTGTGAATGCCCAGTCATTTCCATTGTACATTCATATAAGCCAGCATAACCAAGTGATATAGTAGAATAACCATGATAAAGGAGTTCATCAATTGTTTCTTTTTTATCTAGACGAGCAAGTGCTCCATACTGCCATAAAATAGGAGCAATATCAGATTTTGTCCCTAGTAATCTGTTATGACGACATTTTAAAGCTTTATGACATAATTCTAATCTATCTTCTAGGATTTTCCAGAATAAATCATATGGATCTTGTCCTTGTTCTTTTGAAGCTTTCTGAGCAGAACAAGCTACATCTACTAAATTAATGGTTACAACGCCTTGATTAAATCTTCCATAAAATTTTTGCTTATTAGGATCATAATTTAAAGCTTTAGCATAATTCTTAGTAGTTCTATCTGGAGTAAGAAAACTTCTACATCCCATGCACGTATAAGTTTGTCCTTGTTTTAATTCTCTTTGTACTTTATTTGAAATATAATCAGGCACCATACGTTTAGCAGTACATTTAGCTGCTAGTTCTGTTAACCAATAATATTTTGATCCTTCATAAGCATTAAAATCATCAAGCGCATAAATAAGTTTTGGAAAAGCAGGAGTTATATAAATTCCCTTTTCATTTTTAACTCCTTTTATACGTTGCTTTAATACTTCTGCAATAACTTTAGCTAGATTTTCACGTTCTGGTCCTTCAGGAACCTCTGCAAGGTTCATATATACTGTAATAAAAGGGGCCTGCCCATTTGTAGTCATTAATGTAATTATTTGATATTGTAAAGTTTGCACTCCATCTTCTATATCTTCTTGAATTAATTCATTAATTTCAGATTCAGAAAAATCTGGATGCTTTTTCGTTAAAGACTTTTTTGTATCTTCTACAAAAGGAGCTAAGTGTGCTAATGAAATACTCTGTCCTCCATACTGTGAAGAAGCTACTTGAGCGATAATTTGAGTTGCTATATTGCAAGCAGTAGAAAATTTATGTGGCTTATCTATATATGTTCCACTAATAACCGTCCCATTTTGTAACATGTCTTCCAGATTAATTAAATCACAATTATGAATTGGCTGCAGAAAATAATCCATATCATGAAAATGAATAAGACCTTTTTTATGAGCCTCTACTACTTCTGATGGAAGAAGTCTTCTTTCAGATTCATCAGTAGATACTGCTCCAGCAATATAATCTCTTTGAGTTGTAGCAAGTTCCGCATTTTTATTAGAATTTTCATGCGCCCAATAATCATTTGTCCCTTCTACAATTTCAATGACTGTTTTATCTATTGTATTCTCTCTGGCGGCAGTCCGTTCTTCTCTATAGGTAATATAAGCTTTAGCTACATCTTTTCTCTTGGTAGACATTAAACCATTTTCTACTAAGTCTTGGATTTCTTCAATGGATAAAGGTTCTGTTTCTTCTTCACAATATCCTTCAATATAATTCGCTATATTTTCAGCTTTTGTTTCAGCATAATCAGTAATCTAACCGTCTACTGCTTTAAAAGCCTTTAAAATAGCATTTTTAATTTTCTCTGTGTTAAAAGGCATTTGTCTGCCATCTCTTTTAATCACATAAGTCATAATATATCCTCCTAATTAGATAAAATATTTCTAGGGTTACTATATTATTTAAAAAAGTCCCATATAAATTAATCAAGTTTGTCCCTCTATAAAGTTTAATATTTTTGGCCTATTTAAAAATCCATAGTATTCTCCATTTTCCTTATCGTTTAAAAAAATTTCATGTTCAAATTCAATATTAGCAAAGTCTTTTTGATCTGCCAAAAAACGACGACAAATTTCTGCACAATTAGGATTTTGTTCGCGATTAAGAGATCTTAATAAACGTTCTTTTTCTCCTGCTTGAATCCACACTGGAAGAATATCAATAGTATCAGAATGGCTTAAAAGATTACGGATACCTTGTGGATTAAACACTCCTACATTAATTTTATCTTTTTGAAGCTCATTAATATAAGTTCCATAATACCAATTATTAAAACAAGTGTATTCAAGCATTTTATTTTCAACAATTAATTTTTCAAATTCTTCTTGAGATATAAAATGATATTCACGGCCTTCAATTTCATAATCACGCGGTGGTCGTGATGTATATAATACCATACCATGTATATTTTTTAGCTTCCGTTCAAGCCAGTGCTGGATTGAATCTTTTCCAGCACTGGACTCACCGAACAAAGCAAGAAGTTTAATTCTATCCATTTAGATTTACCCTTTCATGCTCTAATGTAATATTTCTACCTTCAACATTCATAATTCGGTATAATTGATGTGTAGAAGTTGCTTTATAAGTTTTTGCTACAAAAGTATCTTCTCTTCTATAACCAGTTACCATAATTTTAGTTCCACGAGAGAACCATCCTTTTTCAAGAACTTTTTTGCTACCATCCGCTTGTACTTCAGAAATCTGACGATTATACATCGCATAATATTCCTTAGTAAATTTTACATTAACAACTCCATCTGTTGTTAAAATTGCAACGGATGCTTTAGTATTATTTTTACTAATAATAGTTCCTGCAATTTTATATAATTTAAAGATTGGAATATCTCTACCCGCTCTTTTAAAGAAATAATCTACTTCAGGTTCATATGATAAAGTTGAAAAATTAACAATACCATATTTATGTTTATCAATATTAGCTAATTCATGTTCATGATAATAAAAACACAAACTTTCCATTTCCCATGCAGAAATATTTCCAGTTGCATATTTATTCCATGTTTCATTAAATAATAAATTATTATATTGATTTAATACTTCATTTTGATTCTCTTTTAACCAGTTTCTTGCTTCATCCATCTCTTTTTGATAGATTTTATCCCATTTGGTTTGAAGAATACAAGTAATTCCATTAATAACATCCAGTTCATTTAAATCATAATATTGTGAATAAAAATTTAATGAACCTTCATCAAATACATAATATTTACCAACTTTTTTATTATCTTTAAGGAATTTATTGAATACAAATACTTGTTTTTGTTTATTCAATTCTCCTGGTACTAAACCACTTTTTAATAATCCATTAAAATTCTGTAAAGTTAATCGCTTCTTTGGATCACAAACTAATGATACATAATATGCCATAATTGCATATCTTGGATTTTCTTTACAAATTTCTGATGCCCATTTATTATCAATCTTATCAAAGGCTCCTGACTTAATCAAAGATACCATTTGAGTTTTATTTAATGGACATCTATTCATAAAATCAATAATTCCTGTATATGGGCGGCCGCTAATAATTTGATCAATTACTGGTCCACCAATTTTATTAACACCCTTTAATCCAAACAAAATTTCATTATTTGGTTCATCTGGTTCAAAACTAAAACCAGATTTATTAATATCAATTAGAGATACCTTAATTCCTTTTGATGTTATATCTCCAATAGCTTTTGCTAACTTTGAATAATCAGTTGATTTATCTTTTGTGTTTCCATCGTCATCATCATCTTCTTCATTTTCAAGAGATGCGCTATTAACAATGAGACAAGCTGTATTCCAATAAATTGGATTCCAATGAGTTGCAATATAAATTGTCTGTGCTCCGATAAATGAATATGCAAGAGCATGAATAATTGAAAATGAATACCCCATCTGAGGTCCAACACCACATTCCCAAATATATTTACCAAGAGCAGAACTTGTTGCCTTATCTAAAATTTGCTGATGCAATTCTGGAATTTTTGCCATTTGTTTTTTGCCAACAATCTTACGTGCGGCGTTCGCTTCTTTAAGAGAGAAACCACAGATTTTATCGTCCATCAACATTCGCATTAACTGTTCCTGAGATGGAGGCACTCCATAAGATTGTTTAAAATATGGTTCAACCGCAGCTTGTTCTTCTTTTGTTAAACCAGCTCGATCCATTTCTTGATACCATAATGATAAATTATTTTTATAACGAATATATTTTTCCATTGGTGTTTCTGCACCTTTTTCTGCGGTCATAAGACGCATCAAACCATTGGCATCCGCCATTTCCATAATATTTGTTGGTTTAATTTTTTTTGCAGCCTGAGAACCAACATCTGAATCAAACTGAAAAATATTTAAAACACTATTTTCTTGTAATGCTTTCCATATGGTTTCATCATCTAAAGGAAGAACTTCTGGATGAAGATATTTGTTATATACTTCTCTTAATGTTAAATTACTATCAATTTTATTATATTTTTGAAGAAGTTTAATAGTTTCAGCAATTTTATCTTGTACTTCTGTTACTAAGAAGTCATATTTTGTCATACCACATGCTTCACATTTATGAAGATCCCATTGAGTAATAATTTCACCTTTTGGAGTTTTCATAAAACATCCAAATTCATATGGATCTTCATCAAAAAGAATAACACCAGAAGCATGACTACTTCTTTTATTAATCAATCCTTCGATCGCCATTGCAATATCCAAAAGTCCAGGATACTGATTTATTTCTGTAATAAATGGAGCAATCGGTTTTCTATCTTTATCTTTATTACCATAAACAACATCTTTTAAAGGCCAAAGAAAACCTCTTTCACTTGGAATTAAAGATGATAAAAACTGGCCTGTATCAACATCAATCCCATCTGGGAAATCTTCTGAACGATAACCACGACATGCTGTTAATACTGCTGATTTAGTTCCTTCAGTTCCAAAGGTTGCAATTAATGTACAACCAAGATTTTTTCTACTTAAATCATCAATATTATCATAAAAATTCTGTCCTCTTTCTTCTTTTATCTTTTGAAGAATTAATGGACGTTTTGATGGACAAAGATCAAGATCAATATCACCAAGTTCAATACGCTCTTTATTCAAATCGTGTAACTCCATTATTTCTAATGGCACAGACTATATCTTATTCTTTAAATATTTTCTATTAAATAACCATAATATAAGCCATTTCCTTTAGATGATCTTGCAGTTTTTAATCCAGCTCTTGCGCTTTCTACATTTTTAGTTTTGCAGATTTGATTTTCTACAAACCATTCAGCACAATCTTTAACTGAATTAAATTCTTTTTCAAAATCATCTTTTGAAACTTTAATTCTTTTTCCTGCGGCTTCTCTAAAACTGAATCTTGGAATATTATTTTGATTTAAAATATCATCTACTGTAGAATGATCTATTCCAAATTTTAAAGCAGTTTTTCTAGCACTTTTTGTTTTGTAATAATCTTCTATAATTTCTTTATTTGGTAGAATTTTATGATATTGTTGACCACCAAAAGTTTCATTATATCCTTTTACAAAACTATTATAATAATCAATCCAATAAATTTCTGCTTTATCTAATTGTTCAAAAGTTTCAATATTATCTTGAAGAACTTCAAAAGTAAAATTTTCAAGACCATATTTTCTTATTGCTTTATATAAAGTTTTATTTTGATCATTTGGATGCGAACCAAATGCATGACTTTGATGTTCTTTCCATCTCTATTCAGCAGTTTTTATTGTCTGACCAATATAACATTTATTATTTATTAAATTCGTTATTTTATAGATTAGCATATTATTAATCTCCTTTCTATATCTCTCTATTATATATAAAAATTCGATTAATTAATTTATCCCACTTTGACCAAAGTGGTAGAAAATATTTAAAGATTTTTGCACTTCGAGCAGTAGCTCATCCTCTGCCCTACTCCTTTCGGATAGTCGTTACACCTTCCTAATAATAATAGGCTTGGCACTGGATTACCTTCAACTTTACTTGTTAAGGCTCCCCTGTTAGCATAAAGATTAATTAGTCATTTCCTACTAAATACTTAATGTTCTTTACACACCTCTGAGCAATAGAGTTCACAAAATTTTTTATACTATACTTTGCAGTATAGGGAGACTATTTCTTAAAGTTCTAATCTCCAGAATGGAAGATTCCATTTAATGGGATCCAACTGAGTTATACCTAATAAATAATGATTTAAACCTGAACAAGATGAACCACGACCCGCACCAACTGTACTACCGCACTCCCAAAAAAGATCAACATAATGTTGAAGAGTTATTGGGTAGCTGAACATATTAGTTTCAAGTTTTTCGCTAATAGTTTTTTTAATATCAGCCTCTTCTTCTAATCGAGAAAGATATTCATCATTATCTTTATTAAGTTGTTTAAGTTTGCTTAGACATTCATTTACCCAATATCTTTCATACTCATCTTTAGATATTTTCATCTTATATAAATTAGGATATTGAGATAAACTTTTATCTTCATATGGAAGATAATTCTTTACTTTTACTTTTGGAATTGTCTGTTTATGTGCAATACTATAATTTTCAATTTTATTATAAATTTCATACGAATTATTTATTAATTCATCATAATCTAATTTAGATGGAGCAATATTTTCTTTTATATCATTTTCATCTTGAAGATACGCATATTCATAAAACGCATCAACTTCACGTTCTCCACCTTTTGAATTAAGATATGCTTTATGAACATATCTATCTTCTTTTTTAAGATAATGAGCATCTGATCCAAGCACCATTTTACATTTAAATGCGGCAGCTACAGATTTAAGACGCTTATTAACTGCGATCTGTTCTGTTGATTGACCTGGTGCACACTCAATATAAAAGTCTTCACCAAAAAGTTTTTTACACCATAGAATAAAATTAACAATATTATTATGGGCTTCTGTAGCACTCGCTGTGTCATTATGTTTTTCAGCTTTAATAAGATTTAAAACTTGAGAAGATACTTGTCCGCCAATGCATGCCGTTGTTGCAATTAAAGTTCCTGGATATTTATTGACAATCTCTTCAAGATCTGCATAAGTTGTTGGAACTCTTTCAAGACCTCTATCCCAATAACTATTCATCCATGCTCTTGAAGATAATTCTCGTAATGCTCTAAATCCAGTTTTATTTTTTGCAATCAAAATAAAATGATAATATTTTTGACCCATTTCACGATTAGGAGTCAAATATATCTCATTTCCTAATGCAACCTTAAAATTTGGGTGTTTTTTAATAACTTCTTGAGCATAAAAATTTGCTTCAGGATGCGAACTGAGGCATTCATGCTCAGTGATGGCAATCCCACTTAATCCAATTTCAATAGCTCTATCTATTAATGAGGTTGGACGATTTATACAATCAAGCAATCTTAAGTTTGAATACATCGTGTGCGAATGCACTTCAAAACGAGCTACCATTCTTATTTTACCTCTTTATATGTTTTATATGTTACAATTTCTTTTAATGTTGAAAGAGAAACTTTATGATTTATTTTATCATAGATTTCTTGATATGTCAAACCATTTTGTTTTAATTGACGAATTTGATGCACTTCATTGTCAGATAATTTTCTACTGTTTTTCCCAGCAAGACTTTTTCCTAATTTTGAATTTCTTTCAATGTTTTCTTTAGTAAAAACTTCTGGCATAATATGTTGCCAAGTTTGTCCAGTCCAAACTCGTGCGAAACCGCCTAAAGAAATTTTATCTTTAAAATATTCATAACATTCTTTTTTTGAACATCCTTCTTTAAATTTTTGCCTGATGAACAAAACATCCTATTCAGTTAATTTTGCTCTTCCGTTTTTATCTCCTTGACAATGGCCTTTTATGCTTCCTCCGTCTCCGCCTAAAGATTCATTATATCCATTTTTATAAGAGTCATAATATTGAATCCAATATTTTTCTCGTTCTGCCGCAATAGAATAATCTTCTAATTCTTCAATAATTTCAAAAATAAAATTATCTAATCCATATTTTCTAATTGATTGATATAAAATTTTATTATACTATTTTTGATTTTCAGTAAAAGCTAATCTTTTATGATCTGAAAAACGACGATTTATATTATTGGATTTTCCAATATATGATTTATTAGTAATTATATTTGTAATTTTATAAATTCCTTGCATAAAAAATCATCTCCTTTATTATATTATACCAAAATTTTTTTGAAACTTCAAGTGGTCGACCTTGCGGAACAAAAAAGTCAAGCGAGTTGCCTCGCTTGACTCGATTGAAAAATAAATATTAGTTTACATTGTCCATTGGAGTGTACCTCCTATATAATGTTAGGTATTGGTGTTACAAAGCTTGCATTGCTGCAAAACTTACATGCCCATTGGACTATACCTCTCTTTCATAATATTTATTTCTTACAATTATATTATACAAAAAATTTTTGAGTTTGTCAAATTTTATTTAAATTGGATAATTTAATTCTTTACATTTTATACCATGTGAACAAAAATAATCTTGTAAAGCAACTCTTTCACTACATAAATTATTTGGCGCTTCATAAACTATTAAAACAATAGTATCTTTATTAAATTTATTTAAACAAAATTCAAATGCTTTTATCATTTTATCAAAATCAACAGTTTCAAGTAATTGTCGGTATTCTTTCATTGTAGGACAATTTCCTTGTAAAATGTTTTTATTTTCACAGGGACAATAATGAGTTCCCTGAGACTGGACTATAAGAGGTTCATATCGAAGTCCGCATACTATTCCTCTTTTATCTCTATAATATTCTTCGCCTTGAGGCGGGCGGTACCAGTCTGGATCGCGGAGGCAGGTTGAAACAGGTATGAGATTAGGGGTAAAGTTCCTAATCTGATAAAAATAGCTAGTTTTTATTTTTATCATTATATTCATTTATCGCTTTCTTTAAAACTTCTTTTGGTATTATTTCATAATTTCTTTTATTAAACCAATAATATCCAGGTTTATCTTCTACTGTTTCAAAAGTAAAAATTATTTCAATTTCCTTCAATCAATCTTCTTAATTCGCTTTCTTCTACTAACCTATATTTTTTCATAAAATCCCCTTATTTAATAATATCCTACTTTATCATACATTTGAGCATATGTTTTTACATGATTATGAGTTAAAACACCTAATAATGTTTCTTTATCATCTTCTTCTTTTATATATATACGTGCTGTATCTGTGGTGATAGCAGAACGTCCTTTAGGTCTAGTTAATCGTTTAGCGCAATTCTCAATTCTTTTCATATCAGTCGTGTTTAACTCCATCCGACCTTCTGTTCCCACTACTACAAAGATAGGTTTTCCATTTTTAAATATAGGTTTGGTGTCTTTTATTTTACCGCACCATTTAATATTATATTCTTCATGCACGTCTGTTACTATAAGGTGACTCTTTATATTAATTTCTTCTATCATTTTATTTCTCCAAAGAATTAAAAAAATCCATTATATCATTACTTACTTCTCTTGTAATTATGTTCTCACTTCGAGGAGCATCTTTAGATTTGTGATAAGGATGAATTTCCTTCCAGCATTTTAGCATATGCTTTCTAACTTCATCTTCTGTTTTAAATTCTTTACTACAAGTTGGACATACATACATTTTATTATTTTCCTTTTCCTTTTTTATTATATAAATATTATAACATATTTTTTATTAAAAATCAAATAAAAATGCGGGCGGGCGCCCAATGCTATTTTAGTCTAGACCCGGCGCCCGCATTTTTCCAATATTGTTTTTTAAAATAGCTGCTATTTTTTCTCTTTCTTTCATCAGTATTTTTCCGAGCCAATTTTGACCCACTCCATTACAAACACCCTAAAAATAATCATTCCAGTAATTCCCCTCAACCAATGTAGCGTCTTCTGTCGCCAATAATAATTTTCTAAGAGTTTCATTTTGAAATTTTTGATGGACAAATTCTCTCATTATATCAACTTTAACTTCTTCCCAATCTTCTCGAAGGGTAACTTTCCGACCTAATCTTTTAGCAATTCCAGGAGTTGCCGCTTGCCAAATTTTGAACTGTTCTTGTTTGTTTTTTGTTTTTGCGGCTTGATAAGCGTGCTCTACAGAAGGATAATCATTTCCATCAAATTTAATTATGCAAGGAAAAAAATTTGATAAAAAAGAATATTCTTTATCAAAACTATCAATTATTGTTTTCATATTTTTATCTTATCAGCACTCCTGTATATTTATTCTCCAACAATATTACATTTTTCATTAGGAAAAGCAGACTTAATAATTACTCTATCATCATGTTCTGCACAATCAATAAAAGTATATCCTTTACACAAAGAAATTACACCAACAATATTCCATGGATCTTCTTCTACCATATAATATGTTTCATCTAATTTCATTTTGTCATAAATATTTTTATATTTTTCATCATAAGATAATATTTTATCTTGTATATCATCATAGTTATAATCATAATTAAAATTAAGAGTCCCTATTTTGGTTTTATTTTTAAAATATACTTTATTATTTTTATGATTATAATTTATTTCATAAATACTAACTTCTTTCTGAATAATAATCTCCTTCATTTTCAGGTGTTAATAAAAATCTTGTTGTCTCAAGTTTAAGATCATTTAAATCATATTCTGCATTATAAGGGATGCGAATTAATGGAATATTATGTTCAAAACAATATTTATTTTTTAATAAATCATTTTGTCTAGTTGTCTCAAAATGCTATTTATTATTCCATGTATTTCCAAATCGAAATTTAAAATGTTGTTCTCCATCATATTCAATTATATAGGAATTATCAATAAAAAAATCAAAATACATAGGATAATTATTTATTGATTTTAGATCTTTAAAAGATTTTTGCGTAATAAAATTAATATTATTATTTATTAAAAATTCATTTATGTTATACTCTCCATAGGAGACACCTAAACAACCACAGGATTTTGTTGTTCCTGATAATAAATATGCGGCGCTTACATCACACTAATTTCCACAGTCACACTAACAATGCCAAATAATCCTACCTCGTTTTCGTTCTTTTGTTTTATATAAAGCTGTTAATTTACCAAATTTTTGATTTGTTAAATCTATAATCTTTTTAGATTCATGTCCACAGCTAGTACTTTTTCCAGATATTAAACTTGAACCTAATACTGATTTTATCGTTCCACATGAACATTCACATAACCAATAGGCATGTTCATTTTTAATCTAATCAAATTTTAAAACTTTCCAACTTCCAAATGTTTGATTTGATAAATCTTTTATTAGTCTACCACCAGCTTTATTTTCTGTTTTTAAACATCCACAACTTTTAGTATGACCATCTTTTAAATGGTTCGCTGCAACTACTAAAATTGTATGTTTATCACACTGACACTAGCAAACCCACATAGGTTTTTTGCCTTGATTCTAAGTTCTATATAAAACTTTTAAACGATTAAACTGTTGTCCTGTTAAATCTTTAGCCCTACCCACAGAAACTTTTGGAAAACCTTTTATTTCTTTCATATTATATTTACCTCACTAATACTAATTTGGAGCTGGCTCTCGTGCACGCTGTGTATAACCATCTAGCATGTTCTTCTTTATTAAAAGGAAATTTTTCTTCTATAACAAGTACTTTAGACCATTCACTTCCTTGAGCACGATGCGTAGTAATAGCATAACCATACGTAAACTCATATGGAATTAATTTTTGATATTTAGGATTTTTTCCTAATGTATATTTTTCTTTTTGAGTTAAAGAACCTTCTCCTATTAATATATAATTTTTATCCATATCTAATACACCAAAATTGTCCCCATCTTCTGATGTAAAATTACCAGAAATAATTGGGATAGTATTATTAGATTTTTTTATCCAAGGAGGAATCCTATAATATGTTTCATATGAATTAGATAAATATCCCATGGTTCCATTAATTAATGGAGCGTCAGTATTTGAATAATTATCCCAATAATTTCTTAAGCAAGTTAAACGTTCATGTTCTCCAATAACTCCTTTTTCAAATCCTAAAAGATCTCTCATTTGATTATTAATAGCAACACGAGTAGCATTAGTTCCAACAAGAATTTGATCTGCCCATTGTAAAACGCCAGTATTAAGATCGGATTTAGGCATAATAATCACATCTTTACCTTTAAAATAATCAATAGATTGATGATTTCTAATTTTCATAGAAAGCTGAATTATTTCAGAATCTAATGATTGCCGCATAATTTCATTGAGAAAAATATCTGGATTATTAAGTAATCCATTGTCTTGATCTTTATCTACTGGCGGAAGCTGGAATGGGTCACCTAAAGCAATTATAAAAACATTATGTTTAAATAAAAGTTCCATTAGATTTCGTGGAGCCATACTAACTTCATCTACTACAACAATTTTATAGTCAATAGATTGTTTAGGTTTTCTAAAAAAAGTTCCATCTGGTTTGGGAATACTCTCATAAAGAAGTTTATGTAAAGTCATTACATTTTTATTTCCCTTTTTAAGAAGAACTTGGGCAGCTTTACCTGTAAAACACGCATAAACTACATCATTTTCAGGATTTATATTAGGAAGATTTTGTATAATAACTTTAACTAATGTAGATTTACCAGCACCAGCATATCCCGATATAATACAATATCGTTCATTATTAATATATTTTTCAATACAAAGTTTTAATCCTTGTTCTTGTCTTTTAGTTAAAATCATTACTCACGTTCTCCTATTACTTCATCTAAAATTTGACAAAAACGCATTATATCACGATCTGCTGATTTAAAATACCACGCTCTCTCATGAGAATGATCTCTTTCCCATTCCCACTCCGCCATAGCTTCTCTTGCTCGAATATATCTATATACTAAAGAGTCATACTGATAACCTTTTAATTTCTTTTCATCTATTGTATCAATTCTTAAACTTCCATCTGACATATCTATTTTCATTATAACACCCCTATTATTTTTTATATTATAATAAATTTAAAGAACTATATCGTAATATATAATTGTAATTATCATTGGTAATATTATTGTAATTAATAACAATACAAGATATTTTTCTTTACTTTCCATATTATAAAAATAACCTTTCTTTTATTTATATATATATTATAACAAAAAATAAGAAAAAAATCAAGAAAGAAAAATGCGATTGAAAAAAGTCCAAACGCATTTTTCGTTTTCTATGGACGACTGCCTGCGCGCCGAGCCGTTAAAAGAAATACTTAGATGAATCTATAATTTCATAGTCCTACATGATAAGTTGTGGATAGATATTATTATTCCATTGATTTGCATTACACTTGCAAATTGCATTGAGTTCTAAATATCCTGTGGTTGTGAACTGAGCAATTTCTTCATCGGTTCCATTAAATTTAATAATAGATAATCCATTTGGAAGATTAAATTTTAAAGTATTACTTTTCATAATTTGAAAATTAGAACTTGTAATTTTAAAATTAATATTTACATATGCTCTATCAATATCTTGACCCCAGTAATCATTCATACCTGCAATTTCTAAAATGCGTTGATTATTATTATCAACTTCTTTAAAATCATAATCTATTCTATAAATAGGTTCAACAGAAACATCCTCTAAAAGTTGGTCAATACGATAAAGAAAATCTTCGATATGATTTGCCTCAATACCAACGCCCGCCGCATTATCATGACCTTCTACATAAGTAATACCAGGGCATTGTTCAAGAACTTCTTTAAAACTATCAATGCCAGTTTTTGTATATCCTCTCATTGAACCTTCATAAGTTTCTTTCCCATTTCTATTGGTTCGTGTTAATAAACAACATGGTCTTTGATATTTTGCCATAAACTTATTTGCAATTAAACCACGAATTTCAGAATCAATTTGACCTGGTTCTAGTAAAAATAAAAGAATTTTATGGTTAAGCATATGATTAGTTTCAATCATTTTTTCTAACATAGCTAAACCAGTATCTTCTGCTCTTGTCTGTCTATTTTTAACATTTGTGACTGTTCTAATTGCTTGTAGAATTAATTTTTCTTTTTCTCCTAATCTATGTCCTCGTTTGTTTGAAAGAACTTCTTCAAATGCTTTATGATTTAACATTGAATTAAATAATAAATTCTTTTCTTCTAAAGTTCCACTTCGAGTAATGGCATTAACAAAAGGAACAATAAAAAATGCGGCGCCGATAGATGTACAACTCATACTGGAATCGGACGATACATAATCTGCTTTTGATAGTGGAAAAGAGTTTTTATCAAGCATATAATCAATAAATGGATTTTTAATATTTTCTTTTTTAAATCCTTTTGTAATAAGATAACGAGTTTCTAAACTTTTTAAACTCATCATATCTCCATCGTTACCAAGAGCAACAAGATCAATAAAATCATCTGCGTAATGAACATTTAACCAAGTATCAATATATCTACAGAACTGCCATACAACTCCAACACCAGATAATTCTTTATTAGGATAATCTGATAATTGATTATTAATAATAATAGCGTTTTCACTAATATGATCTGCTAAGTGATGATCTAAAACCAATACTTGAATATTTTTATCTGCTAATATTTTATGATAACTATAATCATTACTACTTGAATCTGGACAAATTACAAGCATTGGATTACGAGTTAATACAAAATCAATACAATCACTTAATCCATGTTGTTTACTATCATGCATATACCAATCTAAATGATTAACGACCCAAGAGGGGAATAACTTATATAAGTAATTAATAAGAAGTGCGGCAGAAGTATAACCATCACAATCACAGTCTATGATTACTAAGGCATCAGCATCTTCTTTTACAGTATTAATAATAGCCATTAAACCATTTTTGAGATTTGTTTCTCCTAAAGACAATGGAGAATTAATATCCTAATCAGATAGATTTACATAATGTAAAATTTCATCTTCCGCAATTCCTCTATTATATAAAATTTGTTGAATTGCTGAGAAATTTTTATTTGGTTTGTTTATTAATTGATATTTCATATATTTTCTTCCTTTAACTTTATAATATTTCTATTTATATTATAACAAAAAAAGAAAGAGTTGTCAAGTCAACTCTTTCTTTACTCTATTGTAATTCTGTTTTTAAACAAATATATAAATTTATCTTTCCCGCAATCTATTGGTGAATCTTTATATCCAAGCAAATTATCTTTATCAAACATATAACTAATATTTACATAATTACCATACTTATTATATAAAGTTTTTAATTTAATAACCCATTTTTGCCATTCATTATCACCAATTTTTTGAAATTGTCTATCAAAAGCTATAATAATTTCCTTTACTCCAAGAGATAATAGCAATTTAACTTGATAGTTAATTAAATTACTGCCGCAACATGCTACACTAATATCAGAATCTTCTCCAAAGTAAGATGCATATAATAGCGTCGATTTCTCACCTTCAAAAACAATAGCTTTTTGGAATGTAGAAATTGCTTTTTTACTATTATTGAGGTTGTAAAGTGAAAAACCGAGCGGGTGGTTGTACATTTTACCATTGATTATCGCAGGACGATATTTACCATATATTTCATTTTCTTTAATTAAAGTTCTTTCTCTAATTCCAATTAAATTTCCATCTATATCATAATGAGGAATAACAACTCCTTCATTTATAGGATCATAACAAATTCCTCTTGACTCCATAACATCAAACGCAATTCCTTCTGCTTCCCAAGGAATAATGTGCGGATGAGGTAAATATCTTAATACTTTATTATCATAAGTTTTTAATTCTACAGTTTGTGGTTGATTTTTTTCTTTATTTCTTTTAAAGTTATTAATAATTTGCCAATCTTCACTTGCTTCTTGATTATCTTCAAAATTAAATGTTTCTGCTGTATATCCAAAATATCGAGCTACAAATGCAATAGCACGAGGTAAAGAAAAATTTTGAATACCCGCCGTTTTATTAACTCTTAATACTAAGTCATATATATCAAATGAAGCATCGCCGCATCCTGTATAACAATGAAAAAGATGCGTATTGGAATAGTAATAAAGTTTGTGACTTGCATTAGCTAAATCGCTATTATGGCATATTGTTTTGCAAATAATACAATTATCTTTAAGAATTGGCTCTGCTCCTAATTCTGTTAATAAATCATAAACTTGCTCTAAAGTTAATTCTTTTTTTAATTCTTCTTTATCATATTTATACATTAAAATGCACTACTTTCAATTTTAGGTGTAACTTTAATTTTTAAATCTTCAATATCTATTAATTCATAATTATAATTAGTTACAAATATGGGATCAATACGGCATATCCCTCTATCAGATTTGCACCAAAGAAGAATATCTTTATATCTTCCTCGTCTATTTTTATAAACAGAAATTTTTATGTCAGGCATTTCAATACCCATAGAATTAACAATATTTTTCAATGCTTCTCTGTCATCTTGACTAACTTGAAGCATAATCATACCACAGTCAATTTTATCTGCAATAGCTTTTGCTCCACGAAGTAGATTTTGGTCATATTGTTGAGCTGATACATAGTCTGCATTTAACTGAGTTGCAGACATAACGAATACACCATATTGATTACATAAGTCTTTAATTCTTACGCTAATCATAAAAAGAATATTATCTTCTCGTAGTCCTTTTACTCCAGCTTTTGAGCTAATTTCACTAAGGATTTTCATACTTGAATGAATATAATCCATAAAAACATATCTCACATCATATTGACGGATACCAAATTTAATTGTATTTTCAATATCTTGAAGCGAAAAATCTGGAAGTTTTTTAATATATAAAGGACTTTTTGAAAGAATAGCAGCAGCCTCGCTTACTCGCTCCCACTCATCTCCGACATATGTATTCTCAAGAATATGATCTTCATTTACTCCAGATAAGAAGGCAATCATCATAGTTTGAATTTCATCTTCTTCCTGTTCTGTAGTAATAAACTGAGTTGGTTCACGAGTTCCATTATCTTCCCATTGTTTTGTTTCAAGATTATAAATTTTATTACAAGCAATAGAACAGGCATCTGCAATCATAGAACGCGTTTTTCCGACGCCAGTAGCCGCAGACCGTAAATAAAACTTTTTTAATCTTGCTCCTCGATGAACTGCATTAACTAATCTTCCATAAAGAGGATAACCAATTTCGGGATTTGTTTTTAGCCTTTCAAGAAGCGCTAATGCACCGTCCCCAGCCTGAATTACTCCATCTTCTGAATTATCAATGTACTTTGCTTTTATTTCGTCAATTTTATCATTAATAGTATTTGCAATTTCATTAATTGGAGTATTGTCAAACCATGATTCTTGTGCTTCTTTCTTTTTTACATCTAATACATTATCAGGATCATATAACCATGATAAATCCATTCCAACACTTTTATTATACATTCTTAAAAGTGTCATCTTTTTCATACGATTATAATAATAATCAAATGCCGCAAGTTGACACATTTCTTTAATATTTTCTAAATATTCAGAACCTTTGTTTACTTTATATACAGCATATTTTTTTGGTCTTTGTTCTAAATATTTTTCTATATCTTCAATAGAAATCTGTTTTGCTCCAAGCTGATGAAGATTATAAATAGAACCAAATAAAATTCTATGAAATTCTTGTGCAAAATCTTCTTCATGAAACTTATATTTTTCTTCCAAGTCCAAAAGAGAAGGATTTATAAACACATCTCCAATTACCTGCATACATGCGGGTACATCATAATATTTTAAACTCATTCATTATCCTCCTCTTCCAACCACATATGCGGCGGCCGCACATACACCCGTGGAGATTCAATCTTTACCACTTTTTCTTTTGGTATCGTAAAATTGGAAATATCTTTTTCTTGATTTACTAATTGTGCTTGATATAATGCGTAATAATAATTTAATGCTTGCTTATAAATATAAGGAATAATACCTATACTACCATTACTTTTATCTAAAGAATTACCTTCTTTTTCATAATACCATTTTAGTGTTTTTAACATACCACTATATGTATAGTTATTTTCTTTAACGTATCTTTCAGCAAGTTTTTTAGTTAAAATATAATTATAATCTTCTCCAAATAATTTTCTTGTATAGTCATAAAAAGCCTCAATATCTCTTTCCTCTTGAGACATATTGGCTATATGATCTTCCCAACATTTTATATGAGCATATCTACGTGCGGAGACTTGTTTTGTTGGTTCAATATCTCTATCAAACTGCTCGCCACAATATAAACATTTTACTCGATGTGACATTTACAACATCTCCTTTTTAATATTTTTCTATTTATATTATAACAAAAAAAAGAAGACTTGTCAAAGTATTGCAGTCCTTTGACAAGTCCATATATATTTATAATTATTCTGATTTCGTCTCTTTGGAAAGTAAGAGGAGATCATCATAGATCAGAGAGAGAGCTTCAACTTGCTCGCGAGAGCACTGACTCATCTTCTGGCCTCGACCGAGATACCGATCAGTAATCTGCACAATTCGAGGCTGATAAAATTCTTTAAAGACTTCATCAGAATTATTATCAATCATTTCCTTAATTAGATCATTACAGCCTTTCATAAGCTCATCAAAATTAAGGTCTTTAGTTGTATCTTCATAAAGATTATTTTTCTTGTCTGTAAAAAATTCTTTTCCATCTTCCTGGGCCTGTTTATCTATTGCATCACTAATTGCTGAAACAAGATTATCATAAGAAAAATCAATATAATCTGGAGTATATTTAAATCTTGAACCAGCTTCGTATCTTGGAGTGCCGCGCATAAAAAGCTTTGTTAAATTGTTGCCATCTTTATCAGTAACAATTCTTGAATATCCAATAATATCTGCCATTCTAGCTACAATATTATTTGCTCTCTTGTCAAGAGTAGGAACAATTTTATTATACTCATTTCCCGCTTCATCTTTAAAAACCTTGTCTGTGGCGTGTGAAATAAGAATAAGACCATAATCCATCATTACGATAGATCGAAGACATTCATCGAATTCTTTTGATACTAATCCATATCCTTTCAATTTTGTTATCGTTAAGTTTTTTATCTTAACTTCTAATACTTTTTATTCGTATTAGTTCAGCATATCTTTTTATCTCCATGCTGGAGATAGTAGAGCCTCGTGGAATTTTATATCATTTAAGAAGTTCTTCAAATTTTTTCTTTTTTCTTTCTAACCATAAAGAAGAAGAAGTATTATATAACCAATTATAAATTTTTTGACATTTTTCTTTCCCATATCCATAAATTCTATAAATGGTTACATTTTTTTTATGTAGAAAAGATATTTCTACATCTATTTGATTGGTTTTAAAAACACGTTGAATTTCATAAGCTATATCAATAGCGCCTACATCAACTTGCCAAGTAATTGAATTTCCTGTCATTTTTATTGAACCGTCTCCATCAAATAAACCTCTAATATAGTCTTTATAATATTTAGGATTTAACAATTCTGGGAAACCATAATCTTTGCTATAAGTTTTATTAGGTACAATATGATATTTGGCTAAATCTTGTTTTATTTGTTTGGAATAAAAATATAATTTACTATTTTTATACCCACATCCTGTTTCATAATCTTTTACAGGTCTTTCATTTTCGATTGTAAGATTAAGTTTTTCTAAAAGTTCTCTATCCTGTCTTTGTAATTCAATATAAATTTGATTTTCTTTTGCATTAACACTACCATCACTACCCAAAATACCTAACCAATATCCCATATCTGGAGATTGCGTTTGAAAATAATCATGTTTTACCCATAATTTATTAACATTAGTTTCTTGAATAGATTTTATAGGTATATTATATTTTTTTAAAACTCGTCTTACAACAGAATCACTTACTGGAATAAAAGCTCCAGATTTTTTTTGTCCGTAATGTAGGATGGTATAATTATAAATAATTTTTTCTTCTTGTTCTTTAGTTAAAATAATTTGTCTCCCCATTCCGGCGCGACCTCCTTAAATGTTTAATAATTCTATGCGTTGCGGCTGGTTTAACTTTTAAATTAAACCTTCACCTCTGATTAGCATTTCAGCTTTCCAGTTTTTTCTCTACTGTTTCAAATTCTTTTCACAAAGAATAAGTGGCAAAGTTATTTACCAAACGGAATGTCACTGATGCTATCCACTCCATACCCGCCATCTGGACGAAGGGCATTATCACAAATATACTTCGTACAATAATCGTAGGCAATGTCTGTAGTATCAATAGTGATCGTATAGAACATTTCTTTTGCTTTAGGGTCTTTTAACTGACGTAAAACTTTTCTAAATTCTGCCCAGTTATTAATTGGCTGTGCCATAACCCCAGGAATAGCATTGTAACCTTTTTCAAAAGCTAAAAGAAGATTTTTTTCAAATTTCGCGGCTGTTGTTGTTTTTCCGCTTTTGGGCTAACCATAAAAGAAAATTGAGTATCCACGCAAATTTCTACTTACCTGATGCGGTTGGATACTAAAAATATCAATATCTGCCATAATTATAATATCCTTTCTTTAAAAGAAAGGGGGAGGATTAATCCCCCTTTTATCAAAATACAAATCCACCTTCAGGTACAGTCTGAGCAGCCTTTGTTGCGGCAGCCGCATTGAAACTAACCCCGCCAGCGGCCTTATTAGCCTGACGCTCATTATATCTCTTTTCAACTTCTGCCAGCATAACCTGACGATCCTGAGTCATCTTATTTACATCTGCTGCGGTAAGAACTTCCTCATCACCGAAATCATAAGGAACCTTTGCAGTACCAGTGATAACATATTCACGGCTCTTTCTTTCATAAGTCTGAACCGCTGCTTCACCAAATGCAGACTCTTCAGTTCTTTCAGTCTTAATGGTCATGCAATTAATACGTCCCCAAACCTTTGTGAAAACGGGCTTAGAAGGAGTGGCATCAAGATTTTCAAAATAATTCATTCCCATTTCGTTACGAACAACGAAAGATACAGGAAGAAGAACTGGACCATATCCAAAAATGGCACCACTAACAGTTGTAAAATCTTCTGCAATATTCTTCTCAGGATCTGCATCAATATGAGTTACCTTTGTAATCAGCATATCTGCTGTAAAAGTATTTCTTTCTGCTTCAGATCCAAGCTCATTTACGATAGAACAAAAACCATTTTCATTTCTGATCGCCGCAACCTTAGAACCATCACCTGCGATAAAATCGTTAAGTGCGATAGAAGTTCCAGTACACTGAACCTTAAATGCATTATCCTTACCGCCATTTACCCAAGTCTTATCGGGATTATCAATGATTCTCTTGAGTGCGGTATAAGTGTTGTTAGTCTGACCACTCTTGTAAGTTTCGGTTACATAAGTATAGTGAATGGTAATCACATTCAGACCAGTGTCATCTACGGCAACATCAAGATCACCAGCGATATACTTAGTACCAGGATTCTTGGAATTTTCTCCAGTAACCCTTTCAGAAAGCTGATTAAAATTACTGCCTGTACTATAAACGTATCCTTCAATCTTTTCTGTGTTAATAAATCTTGCGTTTGCTTTCATTTATTTATTTCTCCTTGTCAATCAACTTTTTACTTTTATATTATAACAAAATTTTTCTTAATTGTCAAACTGATAATTTTTACCAGCTTCAGTAAGAGAATACTGGACAGGATCCTTACCAGTCTTTTCAACATATCCATCATTTACCAGTTTACGCATAGAACCTGCGATAGAGCGACCCGAAGTAAAAAGAGCTTCAGCTGCTTCCTTAGATGTAAAGAGATTAGTCATTGTATCTACATTCTCTTGCATCCAAGAAAGTAGCTTCTTACCATTTTCTGTCATAGCTCCTGAGTTTTTTACTTTCCCATCTTTAAAATCTTCCCAAAAAGATGCGGCAAGCTCATACTCATCTGGATAATTTTCTGCATAAATATCTGTTCGATCAAAAATTTCTGTCTGAATAATTTTAATAAATGCTTCTTTTTTAGTCATTTGTGATTTTCCCTTTTCATTTATAATATAATTTTCATCTTGTAATTATATTATAACATTTTATTTTTTATTTTTCAATTTGAAAAGGAATATTTTCATCATCAAAAATTAAATATTGAGCATACGGAAGTTCTTCTCTTGCCCATTTAATAAAATTATTTTTAGATGGATCATCTTTACCTGCCCATTCATTTAGCTTATGATTGCGGCGTTGCTGACAAATTGAGCGAACAACCTCGTAATTTGCAGACCATGTTCTCGTCTGAAGCCAGCTCTCAGGCAGCCACCGCACAAGTTCTTTCCAATATTTTTTGTCTTTTGTTTCAAGATATTTTTGACGAAGAAACTCAAGTTGTTCAATCATAAAATCTGATAACATTCCAATATCATTTTCTGCTGGTCCACCCGCATATTCTGGGATACTGTAATATATTAAATCAGAATTCATATCATCTGTTTCAAAACAATCAAGAGTGATAGGTTTACTTGTTAATTTATGCATTGTTGATGTACTATTAGCGACCGTTGCAACTTTGTAGGTGTCCATCTATTTCCACCAAAATAACGGGGCTGTAATATCAACAGAAACAAAGATTTGGCGCAAAAATTTACGATGTTCTGGACCAGCTTTAATAAGCGTTTGAGCAAGTTTCATATCATTCGGTCCAATAAAAGCTAAATCTGCAACGTTATCATTATCATTTAATCTTAAAACACCATTTTTAATAAGTTTATCTGCATATTCTTCTGCAAGATTACAACCTTCATCAGTAAATTCTTCTGGCCAATTTAAATCAGGATGAAAAGTTTTAACCCATTCGTCTGCAATTTCCATATCTTCACTTGTATAATCAAGATTTACAACACCAAAAAAGCTGTCGCTTTTATCCCAACTATTTTTGGGATTTCTAAGGCCTCTAAAGGCTCCTTCAAAATTACCTACCCATGTTTTTTCAAATTTCATCTTCTATATATCTCCATTTTAATTTTTCTTTAGTAATAGGATGTTTTCCTGCGGTTGGTCGGCCTCCTCGGCAACATCGTTGAATATTCTGTCTTGCAATTCCGCACCAATCAGAAGCTTCTCTACATGAAGGAAAAACTTCTTTAGTATTTAAACATCTAACTGCTTTAGCCATAGGATTATTTCCTCCATATTTTTTTGCTTTCATAATTGCAAGAGATTCTTCTGAATGTTTTTTCCCATAAAAAGGATTCCGTTCCCCATCTACATTAATAGGAAAACTTCCTCCTTCAGTCATATTATACCCATAATCAGGATTCACGCTATTATACTAAGAAATAAATTGAATTTCCCACTGATCTGCTTCAGCTTTGGTAAGTTTCGATTTTAAAATTTTATGTTCAAAATTATTCCATCCATATTTCTAAATAGCATGATAAAAATGTGGACTACCAGAATATGCGCTCGGTAACCATCTTTTATTTATATTACATGTCTGCCCTATATACACTTTCCCATTAATTTTGTTTTTGTGCATATATACAACATAAGTTTTCATTACTTATTAATTCCTTTCAAAGTATTCAAACCATAAATATTGCTTTGATACATGTTTATCCAAAAAGCCTCTTTTTCATTTAATAAATCACGAGGACATTCTTCTAATAATTCAAAGCTGAAATTCCAAATTTTATCTCGTTGCATAGAATTATATAAAACATTGGTAGCTGATGCCTCAATACCTAAACCGCATTTACAATGCTGTTTCCATCTGTCACTAATATTAACACTTTGACCAATATAACACTGTTCTGTTAATAAATTAGTAATTTTGTAAATACCACAAATAGTTTTTTTTCCTAAAACTCTATCACATAATTCTGTCATTTGTTTTTGGAAATATTGAGTCCATATAAGTTTACTTAAAACAACAGGCTTATGAAAAGAAGATTTTAAATTCTATAACATTTTTACATCAGCTAAATCCGCTTCAGAAATAGAAAGTTTATAAAAATTAATTTTATCTTTTTTCTCTTGTTCGCGGAGACGAGCTTCAACACCCGCACTTAATGAGGCTTTTAATTTATCAATTTCAGTTTGTATCTATTCTTTTTCTTGTATAGCAGACTATCTAATATTATTTAAATCTTTATGAATATTTTCAATTTCTTGAGAAGTCTAATTATTAATTTTCTAAAGATTTAATCTAATTAAATTTTTTTCTTTCTAAAAATTTTCATTTAACTCTTTTTTACGATATTCTTGAAACTATAATAATTCTTTATTTAACTATTCTTTTTTTCTAATTTCCGAATTAATTAAATTATTTCTATTTACTTGTAAAGTATGTAGCTAATTTTTTAAATTTTGTTTATATTCTTCTTGCTTTTTATCTTTATTAATTTTAATTTGATTTGCTTTATAAAAAAGAATTAAACTGCATATTAGAAAGACGAAACCTAATATTAATAATATCATAATTCCTCCAATATGCAAAAAATGAGGGTTAGATATTTTTATCTAACCCTCACTGTATAATCAAATTAGTCCTCAGCGTTGGGATCGAACTCGCGACCTGCATCTGTGAGCTGGATGAACTTGATTGCCTTATGAAGGCCAGTCTCAGGATCCTGAATCTCAGCAGGAACACGAACCATTAGCGGAACCTCATTCTTGTCCTTATCCTTATGGCGCTGGAAAGCGGAAGTTACAATACCATTAACAGAACGAACAGAAAGTCCAGTTGCGTCTGCAATATCCTGTGCGGTGAAATCTTCACCATCATGAGCTTTTACAAAATCATAAACAATCTTACTATTTTCTTTTAGCATAGTTTCTTTTCTCCTTATAATTAAATAATGTTTTTTCTTTAAGATGAACTATATTTATCACCTGTATTTTTATTATATCAAAAATTTTTTATAAAGTCAAGAAAAATTACTGGTGAATAAAATATTTATTTTTGTCTTTTTTGCTTTCATATCTGAATTACAACTCTTCGTAACTATTCATCTTATTTACAATTATATTATATAAAAATTTTCTTTAGTTTTCAATATATTGCTTCATAAAATCTAGTTCTGAAACAATAGGTATATTGCGTGCCTTCGCAGCTTTATTTTTAGATGATGTACTATTTACATCATTGTTAATTAATAAATCAGTCTTGCCAGAAATAGAATCTGATACCTTCCCACCATGAGATTCAATAACGGCTTTTAATTCAGCTCTATTTTTAAATGTAGTAAGTTTTCCCGTAATAACTATAGTTTTTCCTGTAAGACTATTATTTATTTGAATGTTGTTAACAACAGGGGTTTCAAAAATTAAAAGTTTAGAAATTCTATCAGCTTCCGCATAATTAAAGTTTTTAATACTATTATTCATTTCTTCACCAAAATTATCTAAGATAAAAAAATTATAAGTATCATTCATTACCGCGTCGCGAAAATCTTCATATGTTTCAAAATAATTTGTTAAATCTTTTGCGGCAGTCCGCCCTATAAGGGGGATACCAATCGCAGATATAAAAGCATCAAGGGTTGTATGTCTATGTTCTTCTATTGATTTTAAGATTTTATCTACAGAAGCTATTCCAAAACCAGGCTTCTTAATCCATTCATTTCTATATTGATTAAGATTAAAAACTCCTTCAAGATTTTCAAGCCATTCCCAATCAATTAACTTTTGAAAAGTAGCTTTAGATAACCCTTTAATATCAAGACCTTTTTTCCCACAAAAATGTTCAAGTCTATTTATTAATTTACCTTCGCAGAGAGGATTATCACAATATGCGTTAATTACTCCATCATCACTGGTTATATATGCAACATCACCGCCGCATATAGGACATCTTTCAATAACATCGTTAGCAGATACTCCACCATGAGCAATCACATAACTATAATCATATTTTGGTCCAGCTTCCGCAATTTGAGGAATAATTTGATTTGCTTTATAAACCTGAAGAGGTTCACCTACATAAGCACAATCACCAAGAATTTCTCTCATAACACTTACATTATGAAGAGATGCTCTTTCTACTGTTGAACCATCAATATCAATAGGGTCAAATATTGCTACTGGAGTAAGAACACCAGTTCTTCCCATTGTCCATTGAATATGTTTTAAACGAGTTGAATATGTTTCATCATAAAGTTTGTATGCGATTGCATTTTTTAAATGATGATCTGTTTGACCTTGTTTTTTGCCAAAATCTATATCATTAAATTTAAAAACATATCCATCAATAGGATAAATGGCGTGCTCTTCTTTAAACTGATCTTGAATAACCTCAAGGGCTTCATCAACCCATTGTCTATCACAGACCATTGGAACAATAGTAAAACCAATATTATAAAGTTGGTCTAACCGCCGCCAAAATTCCTTAATATCAGGATAACCCTCAATCATTTCCCAGGCAACAAAACTAAGATTTCTTTTTTTACATTCTTCAGAAGAAAGAAGTCTTATACTGCCAGAAGCAAAGTTTCTTGGGTTTTTATATTCTTTTTGAAATGGGATAAAGTCATCTTTACGACAAATGATCTCTCCATCTACTACTAAACGTCCTTCATAAGGAATTTTTAATGGGATATTTTTTACAACTTTTACATTATGTAAAATATCTTCTCCAACAATCCCATTTCCGCGGGTTTCAGCTTTAATAAGTTCTCCATGCTCATATGTCAATGAGCAAGTTAAACCATCCATTTTAAACATGGCGACAAACGGCTGCGCTTGAAGAAACTCATTAACTTCTTGAATATTCTTTGTTTTATCAAGAGAAAGCATGGGGTGGTCGTGGGTAACTTTATTTAATTTAAAAACAGACTCATAATGAATATGTTGAGTTGGTGAATCAGGATATATTACACCAGTTTTTTCTTCCTCTTGTTTCAATGTAAAATAAAGTTCATCCCATTCCTTATCGGAAATTTCTGGATGCCCTTGGTCATATAAATCAGTATAATGATTAAGTTTATCAATTAAATATCGCATATCCATATTATTTCACCTTCTATCTTTTATAAATATATTATATCATATTTTTTTAAAAAAGACAAATGAGGGACTTTCGTCCCCCATTATTAAAATTTCACTATGGATGAAATATTAGATTTTACCATAATATTACCAAAACTTGTTCGAGTTAATAAAGGTAAATCTGTCGCGGCAATGCATATAGAACTCGGCTGGCCAGTAAGAAGAATTGTATCGCTGTCTGAAATAATTGTTGCACCAGCAATTTGTCCATATACAGGGCTTGGCTTATAAATTACCAATCCTTTTCCGCTCCTACCCTGAACCGTAAATTCTTTAATAGAAGTCTTTTTACCATATCCTTTTGTAGAGAAGATAGCAACAGTATCATTCTCTGAATGAATTGGGAGCCCTACAACAACCTCATCATTTTCATCTAGTTTTATAGTTTTAACACCCGCCGCAACTCTGCCAATAGGATTAACATTTTTACTTTCAAAATGAATAGACATACCATTTTTTGTAATTACAAGTATATCTTCTTCGTTAATAAATTCAACATTAGCAATAGAATCGCCATCATTAATTTTAATTGCGGCAATTCCTGTACTTCGTTTTACTTTTGTATATTCATCAAGAAGAGTTTTCTTCATTAATCCCTGTTTGGTAAAGAATACTACATATTTTGCAGTATTACTTCTTGCCAAAGAAGTAATAGCGATTACTTCATCATCTTGATCCATATTAATTAAAGTTCCAACTGGGACGCCCTTAGATGCATTTGTCCCAACTGGCACTTCATCTACGATAATTTTAAACATCTTACCTTTTTTAGTAAAGAGAAGAAGATTATCAATAGTATTAGTAGAGATGGTAGACATAATCACATCATCTTTTGTCTTAACACCTTTCCCATTTTTTCGTTGTACTTTAAAGCTATTTTTAGGTACACGTTTAATATCTCCAGTTTGAGAAAGAATTACAACACAATCTTCTGGAGTAACTTCTTCAATAATTTTATCTTCTGGTTTTATTTCAATATGAGTTAACTCTGTTCTACGGGCATCCCCATATTTTTTTACTAAATCTGCCAAACGAGATTTAAGAATATCCTTTTGACGATTTTCATTCGCAAGAATATCTTTTAAATCTTGGATTTTATTTTCAAGCTCTTTAGCTTCCTGTTCAAGTTCAACTTTTTCAAGTTTTGCAAGAGAAGAAAGTCTCATAGCCAAAATTGCTTTAGCTTGATTTTCTGTAAACTGATATTTTTTAATTAAGTTTTCTTTTGCGGCAGTCGCATTTTCAGAGCCTTTAATCAGCGCTATAATGTTATCAATATCTTCAAGTGCCCGCAGCAAACCATTAACAATTTCAAGTCTATCAATAGCTTTATCTAAATCAAATTTAGTTTCTCTTGTTATGCAATCAATGTTGTGGTCAACATAGATTTTAATACAATCTTTAAGATTTAATTCAGTTGGTACTTTATCGACAAGAGCAACTTGATTGTAGCTGAATGAACTTTGTAAATTTGTTTTTGCAAAAAGTTTGTTTACAATACTTGCGGGATTAATGCCTTTATCACATTCAATAACAATTCTAACACCTTTTTTATTAGATTCATCACGAATATTATCAATACCTTCAATTTCCTTTGCATCTGAAACTTCACCAATTTCAGTCATTAATCCTTCAACAGACGTTCCATAAGGAATTTCTGTAAAAATAATTTTTTGCTTATCAATTTCAAATTTTCCGCGAACTTTTACACTACCATGTCCAGTCCGCATAATTGCAGGAATTTCTTTTTGATTAATAATAATTCCGCCTGTTGGAAAATCTGGACCAGGCAATATTGGCTCTTCTCCAGACAAATATTGGTTAATCGCTGCAGCAACTTCACCAAGATTATGTGGTGCCCAAGAGCAAGCCATAGCTACGCCAATGCCACTATTAGGATTACAAAGTAAATTAGGAAAAACGCTTGGAAGAGATACTGGTTCTTCTGTTGTTTCATCATAATTATCAATGAAATCAACATTATTTTTCTTTGTTCCTTGAAGTAGTCCATCTTCTGCAAGTTTACTCAATCTACATTCTGTATAACGCATATGCGCAGGGCCATCACCAATAATATTACCATTATTACCATGGAAATCAATCAGTGGATAACGCATAACCCAATTTTGAGAAAGCCGCACAAGAGCACCATAAATTGAACTATCACCATGCGGATGATATG